AACCATCTTTGTCTCTACCTCGCCCACCCTCAAATTGTGTACCACCATGAGCAGCAGCACCAGTAGAAGAAGTTCCAAGAGTCCCTTTCAAGCCACCACCATCACCACCATGTTGTTTATCATAAGTTCCACCGCCACCACCTGCAACAATTATACGAGATAGTAAACCTTGTTCATTATCCCAAGTACCACCAATAAGCCTAATATCGGTAGCACCACCACCACTTGCACCATTACCATATCCAGCACTATTGAAATTATAACCTTTTCTACCATCTATTCCAACATAAAGATATAAAGTAGTTTCTTTTTTTAATGTTATTTCACCACTACAATATCCACCATAACCATAATAAAAACCACTTTCGAAAGGAGTTCCTAATGCACCACCCCTAGCACCCCAACATTCAAATTTGTATTTACCTGGTTTCAATGTAACACTTTGTTCACTTCCCGTATAATTAAATTCATAAACTGTTGCCACTTAATCCACCTCTTTCTTAATTTATGGTTTTATTGTACCTAATTTTAAAACTACAAACGTCTACAAAGTGTAGATGAAGTGTAGGCAAAATGTAAATGAATTTATATATTTTAAGAAATAAAAAAGACTATGCTATATAGTCCTCTCCTACAATTTCTTTATATTCTGTTGCCGTTATCTTATTCTTTTCTACTGCCGTTTTAACTTGCTCTTTAGTCCAATTACCATTATTATAGAAATCTGTTATTATCTTGTACCAATTCATTTATATCACCCCATTTGACATTAATTGAAATGTTAAATCTGCTATTGTTTGTTCTGTAGAATTTACTTTATCTTCTATGCTACTTTTAATATCTGTATATCTATAGAAAACCTCTTTAGTATCTATATTTATAAATAACTTTGCTTCTTTATTTTCTACATATTGTTGTACTGGCAATTTCTCAATTAAAATTCCATTTTTTAACTCTTCTTCTGATAGTAAAGTTGGTTTATAGTGTATCATCCCAATATATTTTATATTTTGTTCATCTGTCTCCATAAAATTTCCTAAATAAATCATAATTCCTCTCCTTTTTCATCTGAATAAACCTTTTTTGATAATATATTTCTGTGAATGCCACCACCAATAAAAAAAATTATATTGTTTATTATAAACATACCTTTTTGAGGATTTGTGTTAATGAGCGTTCGGTAGCTATTAACTTCTTTAAGAGTATTTAAATTTATTTTTATAAATGGGCTACTAGAAAGTGAATTAAATGTATATATATATCCATTATATATTTCAAAATTTTCATATCTATCTGACCCACCATAAGTAATCAAATTTAGATTTGCATCATATTTTGCTAATCCACTTTTTTTACCACTCTCAACTTCTATGCTTCTGCTACTATCAGATACAAAAACAAAATCATTTAAAAACTTAATGTTTTTTTCATATAAATATCCTCCAATTCTAAAACTTTTCGCAACACTAAAATCAAAATTTATTTTAGTTAGGTAACATTCTGTAAGACCACTTGAATTTGAGTGTTCTGTTGTAGCATAAATACCATTATTATTACATACAAATTTGCCTCTTTCAAAGTCATAAATTCTATCAGAGGACATATCTTTAGTTAGCATTATATACATATCCGATATTCTTATTTTGTGAAGTATTGAAGAAGTCTCATCTCCATATATTCCATAAATAAATTCCCCATAAGTACATAGCTTATAATAAGAACCTTCTATTGACTGTGCTTCATTTCCTGTTAACTTATTTATTTTATATAATTTAGTATTGTCAGATATAAATAAATACTCTTGAGTAACACAGATACATGAGAAGTTAGCATTGGCTAAAGTAATATCAAAAATTACAGATTCATCAATTGCATTAATTTTAATTAAATGTGTACCTTTAATTGCATAAAAATAGGGTTCTTCATATTCTAATGCTTTTAAACTCCCACTATATTTTTCAATATATTTTATAGCACCATTTGTAACCAAATATGAAGAATAACTATTTGCAAGTATTGTTTCTCTTAAATCTAATCTCCCCTCTTTTATATCAATTTTATTCTTTATTTCTTCCCATGTATCGCTTGTAGTAACCTCTGCTCCCTTGGAGTTTAATGCTGTTACTACATTATTTTTAGCATTAACTCCATTTTGAAAAACCTCTTTTAATGCTCCTTCTACATTATCACTTGTAAAGTTATTCTCTGTATCTTCTATAGTTACATTCTTTGCTTCTAATACAAGATTTCTAACTTTATTAACTAACTCTTTAAAAGTCATTTAGTCACCTTCTTTCAATAAAAAAAGAACCTATTTTATTGGTTCTGCTGGTGTTTCTTCTTTATTTAATAAACTTGTAAGTTCTAAATATTGTTCTTCTGTAATTCTATTTACTGCATAGAATACATCAATTTTGTGTTGCAAATCCTCTTTAGTGCTATAGTTCTTTTGTTCTATCATAAGTTTTAATAAGTTATACATGTTAATTCCTCCTATAAATTGTTATTTAATTTTATATTTTCTACCTCAAAGGCTGTGTTTACTATCTCACTATCTCTATTTTTATTTTCTTCTTTTAACATGCTTAATTCTTTTTCTAATGCTTGTAATCTCTTTTGTTCATCTGTTAAAATGACTTCTATGTCTTTGATGATTGGTTCTTTTGTAACTGGATTTATAGACTCTATATATTGTTTACTATAGTCTATACTACCAAATTCAACATCCAAAAAATTTAATTCAGTTATTTTTGACCACTCTTGTATATCTCCTGTTGCTTCACCAGTTTGAAGCCATATATTGCCTGTTTGGTCGTAAATTATTCTATTATTTCTGTTCATATTATCACCTCATTTTTTTATTAAATATATATTTTGTAAGTTAATGTAGCTCCCTCTTTTGCCCATATTCCAACTGCTTCTGACATTGATAATTTATATAATGTAAGCACTAATGAAGAATACCCAACATTAGATACATTAAGAATACCAACAGCTTTCGGGTTACTATGAGTAGAATCAGAATTATAGCCAAAATTATAAAAATTTGAATTACAAACATTATCAAAATAAACATAAGATTTACTTGTTGTACTAAAAGTTACTCCACTAAGTACAATTAAACTAGGAGAGAAGCCCATGTTAACTGGTATAGTAAGAGTTTTTGAAGTTCCTTCTTTGTCATATATACTTAAGTTAAAATTCTCTGCATCCGTTTTTGTGAATGTATAAGTTCCTGTTATAAATCTTTTTCTTTTACTTAACTCTGTTTCTAATTGAGTTATAGTATTGTTTTTTTGTGTTACTTGATTTTGTAAATCTTGCACACTAGTGTCTGAACTATCAAAACTTGTTTTTATTTTCTCTGATAACTCCACAAGTGTATTATTTAAACTTGCTTCTATATTTTTAAGTGCTAAAGTGTTTATAATACTTGTTTTCCCAACTTTAAATCCTGCATTAACCTCAACTAATTTTGTTGATATATCATTTAAATTTACATTTTCGGGCAGTGGCATTATATTCTTACTTATACTTAACACTTTTTCTGCTGTAGCATTATTACTGTCTGTAACAACTATTTTAAGTGTGTGTAATGCATTATCTTCTAATGTATAATTAATTGTTTTCTCTTCTGTTAAATTTGTTGTTATAGTTTCTTTTAGTACATCATCTATAAACCATTCTATCTTTGTAAGTAATGCAGGGTCTGTGTGGTCGGCTTTAAATGTTGCCTGTGTAGAATTATAAGAAGATACTGTTAAAAATGGCAATGCTTGTAGTAATGTTATTTTAGCATAACCATCTGCTTTAGTAGTATTACCTCCAGTAGTCATGACTATATTTTCAAGATAATATTCAGGTGTTGGTATATATCCGGGTACCTTATAACTATCTTTATTTAGTGCGTAACCACTTCCACCACCTCCACATTCATTAGAATAAGAACCAGCACCACCGTACCAACCCCCTCCACCACCTATTCCTATGTTACCATAACCTCCTTTTCCTAATGAACCATGGTATTCTTCTGTGTCGTAACTTGTTCCACCTTGGTATTGAGAACCACCGCCACAAAAATCTCTGTCACGACCAACTCCATTAACACCTACATAACCACCACCATGACCAATAGAACGAGCAGAAGCAAAATTATTTTTCATACCTCCTCCACCGCCTGCAACAAGTATGCGTGAAAGCAAACTTTCGGTGTTACCCCAAGTTGCACTAGGATGATAAAGTCTTATATCAGTTGCTCCACCACCGTATTTAGAATAAGCAAAGCTACCAGTAGTAACTTTGCCAGCAGCGCCTGCACCGTTAAAACCACTTCTAGTAAGGCTTGAACCTTCAGAAACTTTCTCATAACCGGATTGACCGACACAAATTTGTAGATTAGTTCTTTTTTTAAATACAATCTCACCTTTTGAATAACCACCTTTTGCACAATCAGTCCAATCGCTTGTATCGACAGCACCACCACAAGCACCCCAACATTCTAATTTATATCGCCCAGGTGGCAATGAAACATTTTGTACATAATTAGCATAATTAAAATTCCATTCAGTCTGCATTTTCTCACTCTCCTCTCTAACAATAAGTTATCAACTCATTTACACTTGTTGCAATATTAGATAAACCACCATTTACCTTTTCTTCTATATTAACCAATCTGTCCTCTATTTTCTTAGATGAATAAGTAGTCATTTCAGATACTCTGTTATCATCTACAGTTGCATTTATAAAATGAGTTTCTGCATTTCCATTTATCACATAGACATTTAACTCAACTTTTACTTCACTTCTAATCTCAATTGAATTATCATCAACTATTTTAAAATTTGGAACTATATTTTCTTTTGTAGTAGCATCTATAATATTTACAACTATTCTCTGTGTTAATAAACTATGTGTTACAGTTGCTTTGAATCCATTTTCTGCATCCTCAACCCAATCATCAATTGTTATTATTTGAGTAGATGCCACATTTGAACCACCTGCGATTAATTGGTCAATTTTAATATTTTGTTTCTCATTTTCTGTGTCAATTCTAGTGTTTAGCTCTGTTTTAGTAGTTTCTATGTTGCTTGTTAATTCTGTTTTGGTTGTATCTATTTTAGTGTCTAGTTTATTAATATTTGTTAATATTTTTTCTTCATCTTTTTTAGTTAGAAAAATAGCTGTAGGGTCAACAACTAATGTCACTTTCTCTACATTAGATACTTCTATGATAAATTTCAAATACAAATCTTTCATAGCTCCATTATCAACTTTTGGCTTGTAGGTTTCAGGGCTTTTACAAACTGCAATCATATCTCCTTCATTATCTATAAGACCCATTTCTCTAACTGTAAATCCACCTATCGAACCAGGGATACATGCTGTTGCAATAATCCAGTTAGGATTATTTTCATCATTATCAAAAGCATTTATATTCCCTTCCCAAACTTTATTTTTTAATGCTGTTTGGTCTTCTGTTGGATTATAGTAGTTTCCTCCACCATCACCTGCTTGAATCTTCTCTAAAATTACTGACTTACCTAACATTCCTGCATTAGCAATCTTAGCTTTACCTATGTTTGTTAGTATTGTGTAAAATTGTTCATCAGCCATTTATGCCACCTCCTATCTTGGATATACTGTTAATGTTTCTGAGCTCATGTTATGAGCTAGTGCAAACTTGGCTTTAACACTTGCTTTTACTTCTTTGCTTGTGTACGGATATACAGTTATTTCTTCGCTCATAATTGCCGTTTGTGCAAAATAGGTTTTACTTTTCAATAAAGAAACTAACTTATAACTTACAGCTAAATGAGAAGGTTTTATAACATTTACTCTCTTATATAAATCTTCTAAATCTTTAGGAAAACCTTGGGTACTGGTTAATTCAACACCAAAAGTATATGGAGATATATTTTCATTTATTTTTATGTTTGCACCTGTATAAGATTGGAGTATCATAGCCATTCTTTTAGGTGTCATAATATATTTACTTTGAAGCTTAGCAATGACCTTTCTTCTTCTAGCTTCTATATCTTCATCTATATTAGTGGATAAACCCACTCTATTTTCCCAAAATTCAAGTCCCCATGTCGCACTCTGAGGGAATAATTGTAACTCTATTTCTTTATTTAATAATTCTAGATTATCAAATTCGCTTCCTATAGCTTCATATAAGCTTTGCATTATGATAGATTGTTCATAGATAGGAGATAATGTAAGAAGCATTTCTTTACCTTTTTTAGAAGCTATCATCCAACCACCTCGTTAACTATTTCCCCTATTCCGACCACTTGGTCTTGCAATTTTATATTTTCTTTTACATCATTTATAGTAAGATTAGAAAAGTCTTCTATACCTTCATCTGTCAGCATCATAGAGCCTACTATCGCCTGTATAGCATTGTATGAGACTGTCCCCCCTAAATCAATCTTATCTAAATATTTATCTATCTTAGTTTTTAGATTGTTTAATACAGTTTCTTCACTAAAGCCATTACTAAATATAAAACTAGCTTTTACATTAATAAGTAATGTGTCAGGTGTCACAACTGTAACTAATGCACCGATAGGAGCTTTCCCATCTCTATTTTCTCCTTCTGATATATTCAATGGATATATATATTCTTGGACCTTATCTATTAATTCTTGTGTTGCTGCTTTTCTGTTTTTATCTAGTATTAATACTTTTACTGTCCCTGCTCCATTCCATTCGGGAACTACATAAGCATATCCCACTCCATCTACTTCTTTAGCCCATCTTATATAGTCTGAACTAGCTCCACTTAATTTGTCCTCTTGCTCTGCTACAAGAACTCTTTCTCTAAAATGTTCTTCATCTTCTATATCTGTTCCACCTCTGAAATCTTCTTTATTAGAAACTGATTTAACACCACTAATAGAACCTAGTAAAACAGTTATAGTGTTATTAGATACATTTCCTATAGTTCCTGCAATCCTACATTCTGCTTTAATATCTACTGTTTCATTTGCTCCTATAGTTTTAGTTTCAAGAAGCTCAAATTCTATGCTCTGTTTTTCATCTGTAGCTATAGTTGTAACAATAGTTCCTTTTGTAATGATAGTTCCTTGAGCACCATTAAATGTAACCATACCAACCGATTTAGTTGGTTGATTTTTAAATACTCCTTTGCATTCTCCCAACCATTCTAGATATTCTCCATAGCTAGTTTGAGGAAATGCAATCCTTAAATTATTTTGTAATCCTAGTTGTTTTAATTCAGCTATCTGCTCTGCTGTAGGTCTTGTTGCATCATAAATAAAGTCCCCTTCTAGTGTGCTCACATCTTGAAAGTTACTTAACATCCTTTCATGTACAGAGTCCTCCTCTTCTGTTAAAAATAATGGTATAGGTAGCTCTCTTTCCATATAATCACCTACCTTTTTATGTTTCCATCTATGGTTATATTTTCATCATCTATTGTTAACACATCAAATTCATAATTAACAAGTCTACTATTTTCAAGCCAAACAAATATAAAATTACTAACTTCTTTTGTATATGGATGAACCAAAATAGTTTCTTTTATTAATCTAGTTATTTCAAGCTCTTTTGCACTTTGAGATAAGTTACTAGCTATTAAGTCTTTTATTTCACTTCCATAAATGTTTGTATAAGCTGCTTTTTTGTATCTAGGTGTTAATATAGCCTTTTGACACCATTGTTTGTACGCCTGCACCTTATCACATTTTTTTAGTGTTCCATCTGCGTTTTTAACAAATTCACCTTTTTCAAAATCAAATAAAAAAGAACCCTTTAGGTCCAATTCATTTTCATCATTATTTTTTAATTCTACAGTTTCAAAAGTTTCACTTTGAGGAAATAGGTTTGGCATTTACAACCCTCCCAATTACTACAAATTCAGCTCCCATAACAGCTACTAGCACATTATCGCCTATACGTAGTGGCTTCAATTCCTTTGGAGTTTCTATTTTATGCTTATGTCTATATTCTCCACTTAAAGCTTCATCTGAAAAAGTAAAATAATCTTCTTTTAATGTTAAATTCTCTAATACTAGATAGTCCTGTATTTCATCTTTATAGCCATTTACTTTTAATCCATTTGCTGTTATTTCTGCAAGTTCACAACCCATTCCAAAAGTGCCATTTGCTACACTTTTATTCATATTTTCTTTCAATATTCTAGCAATTCCATTAAATCTAGCATCAGTCATTATTATAAAATTTCCTCCTTATATATTCTAAAGACCCTATATTCAGCTTCATTTTCGGTCTAGAATCTAGTGTATGAGTGACATCTATAACATAATATTCTTTACTTTTTAAACTTACTTTGTCACCTGCTCTTATTCTATTTATATCTACTGCACAATCTACACTTATTGTTTCCTCTCCACTATTGAACATTGCTTCTGCTGCTTTCTTAGCTTCTTTAGCATTTTTTATCTTTTCATCTTGTTTAATCTTTTGTAGTGTTCCAAACTTATCAGCATCTTTTTTATATGTCCCAATTATAGGCGCTTTTGTATTTTCGTCTTTACTCTTACCTAAAACTTTTACACTTGTTACTGCATCATTAAAACTACTTGTAAAGTTAGCATCTTCTAATATACTATCTAATTTATATACATTTGCATTAGTACCAAGCTTGAATAATTTTAATTTATTATCCATCCTTACTCTAAATAAGTCTCCACCTTTTGTTGCTGTTTCTTTTAAGTCCTTTTTTATCATATCTAGTATATTTGTCTTATGTATTACTTTAGCAAGTTTCTTCCCTGTATTAGCTAAGTTGTAATAGGGTATATTCCATTGCTTACAGTAATATTCAATTCTCTGTGTTGCTGTATTTTCTTTAAACTGATATTGTTCCTCTGATTCTTCCATGTAAACTGTTCTTTCTCTGCAAGACAATGTTAGTTTCTTACTCTTTTCACTCCTTCTAGTTTCCCATACAACTCCATCAAATATTGTCTCTTCTTTTTTACTCTCATATGCTATATCAATTAGAATTATTTTATCACCTTTTTTAATATTTATATCTTTAAGTTGTTTAGGTTCTACTAATGATACATCCATCTTATATGCAACTCCGTCTATAGCTTCTGAAAGAGTTATTCCTTCATTGAAATTTGCAATATCATATTTCCCGTTTAATATTATTTTCATTTACTAGGTATCACCAACTTTTGACCTTTTTTAATTATATTAGGATTTTTACCAATGACTTTTTTGTTTTCGGGTATATTATAAATCTCTGGCCACCTTGAACCCTTACCTAAAAGATTTTTAGCTATCTTATATAATGTATCACTTGCTTTAACAGTATATATTTTAGATTTAGTTTGGGTATTAGGTCTATTATCTTTTAAATCTGTTTTAGTATTACTTTTTGTATCTTTTTTTAATGTCTCTATCTTCAGTTCTCTGTAAGTTCTAAATGTTATCTCAATATCTCTGTCTTCTTCTCTTCCTGCTGTTTGAGTATTACTAAAATTAGATATTGTAACTAATCCATTGTAGCCAAAACCAGTTACTATTAATCGTAATGGTTCAGCTTGGTCTACCCACTTTTCAAGCATTGCCACTACTTCGATTGGATTTTTTAACTCACTGTATCTGCAATAAGAAGCGTCATATAAGTTAGGCAGAAATGTTTTAAATGATATTTCTCTTATCTTCTCTCCTTCTTTTTTAATGTCAAATTCGCCTAAGTTTACTATATCTACAGTTTCAAACCTTTTTTCTTTTTTAATAGATAAACTATCGAATGGATTTACTGGAAAATGAAAATCTATTTTTTCTTTTTCATTTTTTAGGTATATGTCTATTACCAAATTATCACTTCCTTTTTACAATAAAAAAGACATCTATTCCTAATAAATAAACGTCTTTTTCTTATATATCTAATTTTTAAAATCTTTGAAAGAGAAAAACTCCATATTATCTACACTCTTAATATTATCTTGAACTTTCAAGAAATCATCTATATTAATTTGATATGTTGTTTGACCACTTGAACCTACAAAATATACTTCTGCTGAGTCTATTCTAAATTCTTTCAACTTGTTAATTAAGTCTTTAGTAAATGCCTTACAACTGCTTTCATTGTCAAAACTTGCATTTTGAACTTGTAAACTAAGTACATAGCTACCATCTGTATCTAATACATCATTTGTGTAATAATTTCCTTTATACTCTGCTGGAATTATAGAATCAACTTTTTTCTTTAATTCTTCACTAGTTAATGTTTGCTTTTTCGTTTCTGCTTTCTCTTTATTCTTCTCTTGATATTTTTTATCTACTTTTTCTTTTTTCTCAGTTTTATCTCGCTCTTTTTTTTCAGCTTCTGTACCTTCATTTTTCTGTTTCTCTTGTTCTTTCTTCTTATTTGTTTCTTCTTCTGCTTCTCTTGTTGCTAGATTTTTACCTGGCTCTTCTTTTAGATGTTCTTCTTGTTTTTTATTACTACTATTGCTAGTTGTTATATTATCTTCTAACAAATACCAAATACATACAAATGAAAATGTAATAAAAACTAAAAATACGCCAAAAACAACTTTAAACCTTTCGTTTCTTTTAAAAGATTTAACTACAAATTCTATAGAAAATGCTAATAAAGTTATTGGAAAAATTGCTATAGCACAAACTAAAACTAAAACCTTTAAGATTATACTCATATTTTTAAATCTTCCCCACATAATATGCAAATCCCCCTCATGTAATTTATAATTAAATTATAACATCTATAAGGAGGATTTTTTTAACAACAATTCGACATTATCCAATGTCTTCTAATGCTTCTCTTAATCCACTTTCCACTTGAGACAATATTTCTTGTATCATTTCTTCTTTGTTGTTGCTACCTTGAATATTTATAGATATTCCACCAACATTAATCGCATTACTTCCACTAGAAATTATGTTTTGTGGTTGAGCTTCTTGATAAATTCTATTTTCTGTATTATTAAATTCTTCTTGTTTGGTAGGAAATTGTCTAACATTATTAATAATACTAGAATTACTATTTTGGATACTACTTGCAGAATTAAAACTAGTTCCTAATTTTTGAGATATTGGAATAACATTATTGCTTGCTTTAGTTCCAAGCATCTGTCCTGCTTGTTCATATAAACTTAATGCTCTACTTCTCTTACTATTAGAAAGAGGAATAACCATTTCAGGACCTGCTTCTCCACAAATACTTGGTTTACTTGCAACTCCACCATCAGCAAAACGGTCCAATACATTACTTATTCCAGTTTTTACTATACTTACAAAACCAGTTATTTTTTGTGATAATTTTTTTCTTAAACTATCCCATGCTGATTTAATTGAATCCACTTTACTTTTAAATCCGTTTTCTACAAGACTTACAAATCCACTTATTTTGCCAGATAAATTTACTTTAAGTCCTTGCCACCACATTCCAACTTGTTGAACTTTTTGTTGAAAACCATTGCTTACAAAACTAACAAATCCGCTTATTTTTTGGCCTACATTAGTTTTTAAATCAGACCACCATTGTTTTACTTGCCCTACTTTTTCTGAAAATCCATTATCAATAAAATTTACAACTGCTTTAAGTGGTGCTCCTAAAACTCCTTTTATACCTTCCCACAATGATTTGACTACTTCCCCAATTCCTTTGAAAACATCAGAAAATCCTTGTTTTATTTTTTCACCATCACCACTAATTATCCCACCTATGATTTCGAATATTCCTTTTATTATATCAATTACACCTTTTATAGCACCTGCTACAGCATTTATAATAGATGCAATTGCATTAATAACAGAAGTTATAACTAAAACTATAGAAGTTGCTACACCTTTGAGTAATCCTCCCCCTATATCTCCCAGAGTAGATGTTAAAGAATCTTTTATCTGTTTTAAATAGTCTATAAAAGGTTTTGCTGCTTCTTTTAATTGGTTGAAAGCATTTCCTAACTCTTTGAAAGATGTTCCAACACGTTGTGTTGATTGTTTTAACTCATCCATATTGGTTTTAGTTGTCTTAGTTGCTCCATCATCTTTAATTGGCTTAAACAAATTTGAAAAGAAATCTTTTATTCCACTAAATGCTTCTTTTATTGGTTCAAGAGCTTTTCCTAGTTCTGCAAAGCTAGATTTTAAGTTATCAAAAACTGGTTTTAAACTTTCTTTTGTTTCTAAAACTTTTTGTTTTAAATTTTCGAAAGGCGTTTTAATATTTTCATCAAATACAGTTTTTAAACCTCCAAAAGCTTCTTTTATGCTATCTAAAGAATCTCCAAAAACTTCTTTTAAATTACTTAATGATTGTTTAAATGTATCTATAGCAGGTTTTATGCCTTCTAAAAGTTTATCTTTTAATTCGGTTGCTTTGCCTCCTACGAAAGATACTATATTATTAAATACTTCTGTTGCAGATATTTTGAGTTCTCCAAATTTATCTTTAATTTTTCCAATACCTTCACCTATTTTTTGACCTAACGAACTTATATATGCTTTTGCTCCGTTTGATGAAGCTTGTAACTCGTTTGATGCTTTCTCTCCAGATAAATTGACAGGTTGAACTTTTGGAGCTGCTTTAGTAGGATTTTTTAAGAAGTCTTTTAATTCATTCCATTTTTTCTTTATTCCCTCTACTTTTTTTCCGAATTTTTCGTCTAGAACATCTACAACAGCTTGAATAGGAGAAGTTACAATATCTACTAATCCTTTCCAAACAGAAGAAACAATTTTTATTCCTCCTTCAAATACAGATTTTAAGCCATTTATTATTTGTTTCCCATCACCACTTATTATTCCTCCAACAATATCAAAAACTCCTTTTATAATTGATGTTAAACCTTGCAATACACCTGTTATCGCGACTACAGCAGATTTAACAGCTTCTACAGCAGCTACAAAAGTTAATATAAAGCCAGCTAAAACATTACTTGATAAAAACAAAATTATAGGTCCGATTTTACTCATTAGCGTTGATGCAAAATCCCCAAATACTTTTAACAATGGAATTACAGCTTTCCCTAATTCTTTTAATTTGTTACCAAACACATTTACAAAAGGTGAAATTGCTATTATTGCTTCTTGTAAAAAATTTTTAATTGATTTTCCTACATTTTTGACAATTTTTCTAAAAGCATCTGATTTTTGATAAGCTAATGTAAATGCTGTTGCTAGTAATACTACTCCTGCTATAACAGCACCAACAGGTCCACCTAGTGCAAACAATAAAGCTTCTCCTAGCGTTGCCGCACCACCTGCAAAAGCAGCTATTGCAAATCCTATATCGCTTAATATAGGAATTAGAAAAGAAATAAACTTTAAAGCTTTGAAAGCAATAAATGCAGATACTATTCCAGATATTACTGAAATGACATTTTGCATAATACTTTTAATTTTATCAAAATCATTTATAAAATCACTTACAAAACTAACGATGGCATCCCCTATTTTAGGCATATCTTTTGTTAACTGTTCAACAAAACTTCGTGTCATAGGTCCAAGTCTTTGACCTACTGATATTCTTACATCATCAATAGCACTTTTTAAAATTTCAAATTGTCCTGACAGGGTATCTAGTTTCATATCAGCAATTCTCTTAGCTTCTCCTTCACTTTCATTTATAGCTGTTGTTAATTTTTTAAAATCTTTTTCACTTGCGTTTACTACAGCCGCCCAACCGGCCATGGCTGTTCGCCCAAATATGCTACTTATTGCAGCACTTTTTTGTACTCCTTCAAGTCCGCCTAATTTTTCTCTAAGGTCAACGATTGTACTAGCTAAATCTAAATTTCCATCTTTTGTTTTCTTTATTTCTATTCCATATTTATTCATAGCTTTCTGTGCCTCAGCTGGGGGTTTTATTAATCTAACTAAACCACCTCTAAGTGCAGTACCTGCCATGCTACCTTTAACGCTTGCACTAGCCATTAAGCCAGTTGCTAAACTCAAATCTTTCATAGAAACACCTAATGCTCCTCCAACACTTCCCATATACTTAAAAGTTTCACCCATTCTTTCTATGTCTGTGTTAGAGTTTGTAACTGTTGCTGCCATAACATCAACAAACATTCCTGTATCCTTTGCAGTTAGCCCTAAAGCAGTTAAACCATCAGTCACAATATCTGCTGTTAGTGCTAAATCTGTCTGACCTGTTGCTGCCAAATTTAATATACCAGGTAGACCAGCAATCATTTCTTTGCTTTTCCATCCAGCCATCCCCATAAAATACATAGCATTCCCTGCATCTTTAGCTGTAAAGCTAGTTGTACGACCCATTTCCCTTGCCATTGCAGTCATTTCTGCCATTTCCTTTGAATTTGCACTTGATACAGCTTGTGCGTTTTTCATTGCTTGTTCAAAGTCTGCAAATCCTTTTATAGCACTTCCTACTCCAACACCACCAATTAATGCTGTGGCTGTTACTGCTAATTGTGTAAACTTACTAATAGTACTACTTATAAAAGAACTTATCTTACCATCTAACCCACTCAAAGTTGGACTAGCTTCATCTTTTAATTTTACAATTGCTTGATAAGTCCTATTAGAAAACTCTTGTAATTTACTCTTAGTACGAGAAATAGTATTTAATGCTTCTTCACCTTTTGCTTTAATATTTATTATTGTGTTGTTTTTGAGTTCTCCTAACTTACTTCTAGTTTGAGAAATAACTCTTAGTGCTGGGTCAGCTTTCATATTCAAGCTAATTATTGTAGCCGCAGTCAAATTTTGTACCTTAGCTTTTACTTTATCTACAACTTGACTAGCTTTGTCTCTAGCCTTTAATAAAACTTCTCTTTGTCGACTTGTAAGTAAGCTATTTACTTTGTTTTTAACTCTATTTACAACGCTAGATGCTCTATCTTTTGCGTTTATGGTTGTAGATATAGTTCTACCCACTCTTTTTAAGTTGTTGCTAATTCTATTTACAACACTAGATGTTTTATCTTGAGCTTGTATAACTGGATTAGCTTTTATCCTATTTAGTGCTCTCATTCTCTTTTCTGTCTGTTTCGTGTATCTTTCCATAGCACTTAATTTATTTTTAGTTTGTTCATCTCCTGTAACATCAATGACAACATCAATGTGATACATTTCTTTTTTAGCTATTTCTCTCACCTCACTTTTAGTTTAAATTTTATTTATTTTTCATAGCTTTATTTTCTTGTTCTATTTCATGTTGAGTAAAAACTCTAAGAAGCTGTTGAGGTGTTTTCTCTCTTTTTAAAAAGTCCTCTGGAAGAATACTATGTTTACATATGCGTTGTATAAAATAGTAATCTTCCCACCTCTCTTTATTAGTTTTTTATATCATCATCACTTAATTCTTCATAAAATCCAGACAATTCTAGTACCTCATCACTAATTAATGCGATTTCTCCTGCTAAGAACTTTCTTCTTATAAATTCAACACCACTAGATACATTCATAGAATTAAGAAGTCTTGCATCGCAAAAATTAGGAACTATTGTAGCTTTTTCTATTAGAGCTATATTAAATTCATCTTCCATTAGTTTGCTTTCCCTTCTACCTCTTACCTTAGTAACTTTTGTATATTTTTTTTGCAACGCACTTATCTCTTTTTCTGTTAA